ACTCCACAAGCCTTCCTTTCGACCGTGTACATGACGCATATTGGGAATCCTTCTGGAAATCCCTTGACTGCCGTCATGAACACAATTGTCAACGCCATGTACTTGAGGTATTGCTGGCTGAAACTCGCTCCGAACGAATATCGCTCGCTCTCCTGCTACGAGGAGAACGTTCGTGATAAATTGTTCGGTGATGATAATATCTTAGCCGTCAAACATCGAGTACGTGACTTTTTCAATCCCGACACCGTGACTACCGAACTAGCCGATCTGAACATGACCTATACTGCCTCCACGAAACAAGGAAAAGCAGAATGGTTGCCACTTGAGCAACTCACCTTTCTTAAAAGAGGTTTTAAGAGGGGTGAGCTGCAATTGTGGCTTCCACTTATGGACATCAAGACTATCCAAGAACTGACTAACTGGGTTCGTGAATCCGACTTTATGACAGTTCATGAAATGACGCTTTCTAATTGCAACGAAGCCTTGCGCTTCGCTTTCTTTCATGGACTCGAATATTTTGAAGATTTGCGATCCAAATTGCTGGCCGTTTTCAAGAAGGACCATTGTCGTTTATTCGACTGGGATTTCTTGTACGGCTGGTTTTATCAGATCCAAAACCGCGAAACGAGCCAAGCTGTTACGCTCGTAGACCTTCGGGGAACGCACGTTGCCCTACAAACAGCAGATGAGACCTTCTCTACAAAGGCGCTGGCCGCGACAAAAGCCCTCAGTGACGAGCGATGCGAGCTCTCCAAGTTGCTGCGAAACCCGATTTCTCGCCCGACTCTGGCCCTAGACGCCATTATGGAAAAACCAAACCAAACCCCCCGTCCCGCCTTGACTTTGACCGATTCGATCTTTATGATCCCCCAAGCCGATGCCGTGAGAAATCTGGCAAACGCTAAGGGTATCATATCGATCACACAACGATCCGCAGAACAAGACGATGGATCCAACGAGTACCGCGCGGCGAATAGCATTTTAGCATCCCAAGCAATGTCAGATCCTGCTTGGTCTTTGCCTGAAATGTCACAACGCCGCGTTTGGATTAACACCTACTCGTGGACCACGTCTGATACTTTTCAACACGTCATCGCGAAGCTCATTGGTCCGTGGGATTTTCTCACGAACTACATGCAGCAAGCCCCTTTCGAGCGTTTTCAATACTACAATGGCTCGATGAAGCTCCGAATTCATGTCAACGGAACTCGTTTTCATGCTGGCAGACTTATTGCCTTTTTTGTCCCTTGGACAGCAAAAGCCGCTACGGCTGCCTGGCATGAGAAGAGTATGGCTGCAGCGTGGGGT